GCGCACCGGAACCTGAGATCAGCCGCATCGCCCCCCTGCAGGCGCTGGTGCGGCAGGCCTGGGCGAACCTGCACCAGGGTGATCGCGGGACGCTGCTGAGCTGGTGGGGGAACCCCCGGCGGCTGGCCCACCCGAGCGGACCACTGCAGCAGTTCCACGGCCGCCTGAAGGCCCTGCTGCGGGGGCAGACGCTCAGCCAGGTGCTGCAGTTGTCGCTGGCCATCGCGGTGCCGGTGGTGACACCAGATCCGAAGCCACCCCGCCCCCGCCGGAACCGGAAGGCACTGGAGGCCGCAGCAGGGCAGCTGGGGTTGCTGGTGGGGTGAGGTGGTGCGGATGCGGATCTGAACCGGTATGATTCAGGGCACCACCGCACCCCCCACCATGCGACTCCCCTTCTACGTCGGCCTGATCGGCTCCCTGATCCTTTGCTGGGGCACCGGCGGACTGATTCACCGAGGCCAGATGGCCGTCAACGCTGCAGCCCAACCCGCCTGGCAGCAGGTGCTGCGATGAGCACGCCACACCGCGCCACCCGTGAGGAGCGGGAGATGCTCGAACTGCGCACCCGGCTTGATTGTCTGGAGCGCCGCTGCGAGGTGCAGCTCCAGCAGCTCAGTGATCTGCAGGACCGCCATCGCCGACTGGCCGGCAGCGTTCGGCTGCTGGAGCGGGAGGTGGTTGTGGATCGGCCTGAGCCGGCGCCGCTGGCCACGGATCAGGAGTTGTACCAGCTGTACGACCGAACAGGGCCCACGATTGTTGACGCCTTCCGCGCCATCTACGACCTCGGCCGCCAGCACGGGGCCGCCCGGCCCGCACCACCCCCACCCGAACCCCCGCCAGCTCCCCCGTGGTGGGGTGATGGGCAGCCGGCCGCCCCCGCCGGGTCACTGGTGGATGAGGTGGCCGAATGCATTACGCCATCCGGTGAACCGCTCCGGCGCGGGTGGGCATGTGATGCGATCACCAGTGCAGCGGATTGGCTGGAGAAGCGCGGCAACATCGGCAGCGCTGAGGATCTTCGCAAGGAGGCTGCTGCGTGGCTGGAAGCGGAGCTCGAAACATGAGCCACATCCCCGCCGATTGCGCTGCCAATGGCGGCCCAACGATCAGTCGCGTTCGCGGTTGCATTAATGATGAGATGCGCGAGTGCATCATCTGCGGCGATTCATGTTTATGGGACATGACTGAACATTCGTTTTTTGGATTCAGGGCGTCCTGTCCGCACAGGGAGCAACTAGAACAGGAGGCCAACCGATGAGCCGCCCCCTCTCCCCTGCAACCCAAGGCATCGTGGATGCGTTTAACGAGCGCTACGAGCTGCTCGGCCCGCTCGAAGGCAACTGGCAGGAGGCCTGCCTGGCCGCTGCATTCACGGCACTGGCCGTCCGCATCAAAGGCGCCGATGGCATCCGCCAGGACGTGCTCGACATCGTGAACGAGTTGGAGTGGGCCGATGGCTGACCACCTGGTCATTGACGCCAGCCGCCAGCCATCGCAGATCCGCTGCCTGCATTGCGGGTTCGCTCAGGATCTGCAGCTGCCCATGGCCATTCCCGACCTGGTGGCACTGCAGCGACGGGTCGAAGCGGAGCACAAGGGCTGCAGGCCACCCCACCAGTAGCCTGAACCTGCCGGGTCGGTCCTACCCGCAAGGATGGACGCGGTGAGTGGGCCCCAGGTGAGCCTGCTCTGAAACCGTATCGGAGGCCCGGTTTCACTGGGTTGGGGCTGGCCGTTGGCTGGCCCCTTCCTTTTGGGCTATGCTCGACACGTCAGGCAGCGATGTCTGGCAGTTCACCGCCGAATTCCCCATGAATACCCTCACGTCCCCCGCGTGGGATGGTGATCCGTTCGCGGACGCCATTGATCGCGCTCTGTGGCAGCTGGGCTACCCCAACCACTTCGACACCGAGGACGAAGCCCAGGCTGCTGTCGCCCATGTGCTGCGCGAGTTTCCCGAGCTGGCTGGCCTGTCCCTCCAGTTTGCGGAGGTGGCCTGATGGCACGCCAACCACGTCACCAGCTGAGCTGCCAGTGCTGCGGCCTGCTGTTCCCTGCGATCAACCTCTCCGCGAAGTGGTGCAGTAACGCCTGCCGCCAGTGGTCCTACCACCAGCGGAAGCGGAACGCACCGGAGACGCGGCAGGCGTCACAGGCCACCAGCCTCGACTGCCGCACCTGGCAGGGCACCCCGATCGAGCGGCGCCCTGCCGATGGGTTTGTGAACGCTACGGCGATGTGCCAGGCCAACGGCCGCCGCTGGGCGAAGTACGCCGAAACCGAGCGCTGCAGGGAGTACATCGAGGCGCTGGCTCAAAGGTCCGAAATCCGGACCATTGATCTGGTGCAGGCTCGGCCGGGCCGTAACGGTGGCACGTTCATCCACCCATCCCTCGCCATCGACCTCGCCCGGTGGATCTCCCCGGCCTTCGCGGTATGGATGGATGGCTGGTTCCTCGAGACCGTCGCCCGCCAGGCCCCGCCTCCCACCCAGCAGCTCACCCTGCCCACCCCTGAGCCGCTGATCGGTGAGCGCCCGGCCATCACCGACCTGGTGGGGTCGCTGCGGACCATCGCGGCCGACACCGCTGAGGCGGTGCAGTTCGAGCTGGCGATTCTCAACACCTCCACCACCCCGCCGCTGGTGCGGGCTGTGGCCCAGGAGTTCCATGCCACCGCCAGCCGACTCAGGTCGCTGGGCGTGGCCCTGGCCGCTGTGGTGTGACTCGGAAACCTGAACCGACAGCGCCCAGGCCACTGCTCCGGCACGCCTGGGTCATCCCTCCGGTCCCCACCATGCCCACCCGCCGCTGGCACATCGTCGCCTGGAAGCTGCCGCTGTTCGTGGTGATCGCCTTGGCCTCCGCCCTGCTGGAGCTGGTCACCACCATCACCTGGCATTCCTACATCGCCGCTGATACCACCCGCGATCGCTTCGAGCAGTGGTGGCGTGGGTTTCGATGTGAGCTGCCGAGTTGGTGGGAGCGGCCGGAAACCTGAAGCAATTAGGCCAGGCTGGCACGTTGACCTCTCAGCACCCAACCGAAGATCCGCGGCTGCCGTCATATCTGCATCCAACTCTGCGGATGCACCTGCCGGACCTGGAGCGGGCCTACGACGCCTATCACCGGTTGGCTGGTGAGAATGTCAAGCAAAAGTACCTCCCCAGGGAGCCGGCCGAACCCATCGAGGCTTACAAGGCCCGCCTCGGCCGCGCAGTATTCGCGGATTTCTTCTACGACTCCATCCAGGCATTCGCGGGGGTGCTATCGAAGTTCTCCCCCGCCAGTCCACCCGGCACCATGGAGGAGGCGATCGATAATGTTGACCGGGAGGGCAGTGATCTGGTCGCCTGGTTCCAGCATGCCGACAGCCTGATGCTCCGCGATGGCGCCATCGCCCTGCGCGTCGAGATGCCGGCCGGCCGGCCTGCCAATAATTCGGAGGCGGTTGCCGCCGGCCGCCGGCCCTACCTGGTGACCAGTCCCCGCAGTCGCGTTCTGAACTGGCGCATCACCATCGTCGATGGCGCTGAGCAGCTGGAGCGCGTCACCCTGCTGGAGGAAGACGAAGAACCCGCCGGCGACTTCGGTGTCGAAACCGTCTACCGGTATCGAGTGATCGGACGGGGGTACTGGCAGCTCTGGGAGATCCGGCAGGAGGGCAGCGCTGAGCCCACCGCCAAGATGATCGAGGAGGACCAGTACATCGGCGCCAACGGCCAGCAGCTGACGGTCTGCCCTGTGGTCTGGTATCGCGCTGATGAGAGCAAGGGGTTCGGCCAGGGGGAGCTCCCCCTGCGGCAGGTGGTGGAGCACTGCTTCGAGCACTTCCAGGAACGCTCCGACCTCAAGGAGAAGCGCCACAAGTGCTCCATGCCCGTGCCCTGGGTGAAGGGCCGCCTGCCTGGACCCGTCGGCCCTGATGGCAGCCGGGCGCCGGTGGCGATCGGGCCGAACACGATCATGGAGCTGGAGCCAGAAGGCGCCTTCGGGTTTGCTGAGCCCTCGGCCACCAGCCTGGCAGATCAGCGGCAGGGGGTCGAGGACATCGAGAAGCTGATCTCCAGGCAGACCCTCGGGTTCCTCTATGGCGATTCGTCAGCCACCAAGACCGCGATGCAGGCAGGGCTGGAAGGTGCCCAGACCGAATCGGTGATCACCCGCCTGGCGATGCGGAAGAACTCCGCAATGCAGAGCCTGATGGCCCTGTGGGTGATGTTCACCGGTGAGGATCTCGACCCCGGCGCTGGCCTGTCGATGTCGGCCACCCTGTTCGAGCGGCCACTGGAGCCCGCTGATGTGAAGCAGCTGCAGGATCTCACCGGCGGCGAGGCCCTGATGAGCCGTCGCTCGGCCATCGAGGAGCTGCAGCGCCGCGGGAAACTCAAGGCCACCACGTCGGTGGACGATGAACTGCAGCGCCTGGCGGATGAGGCCCCCGAGCCGGCCGATGAGGTGGGGCTGAATGATCTGGGCGGGCTGCCGCCTCAGTCGGAAACCTAACCCGACCCCACCAACCCCCCCATGAACTTCACCGAAGCCCTCGACGCCATCATCACCGAGGCCCTCGAAGACGAGGACACCTCCCTCGCGGACGTGATCTTCGATCTCGGCCAGGCGCAGCTCAACCTCCGCCTCGCGGTGCTGCAGGCTGATGACGACGCCGAGTGACGCAGGCCCCAGGCCCCGGCAGCGACCTACCGGCCCCGCGCCGGCTGGTGGGCGCTGCTGACGATTACGCCCGTGTACTGGATGAGCTGGAACGCCGCAGCGTTCGGAACACCGTCGCCACCCTGCGGCGCAGCATCCAGCGCGTGCTGTTCGACCTGCGGCGCCATTACACCGCCTACACCGACAGCCTCGGCCCGCAGGGCTTCGATCCGGCCCGGAACGCCATCCGCCGGCCAGGGGAATACTCCACCCTGGAGGCCACCGCGAAGTACCGGGCGATCATCCAGGATGCGCAGCAGTTCCTGAGCGAGGACGAGCTTCGTCAGTGGCAGGTGCGGTACGAGCAGGATCTACGCGAGGCCACCCGCATCGGCGGTGAGCTGGGCGTCGAGCTGCAGCGCCTCGCCGGCCAGCCGCCGGCCGCCGTGCCGTTCACCGGGGCCGATCCCGCCGCCATCCGCGCTGCTGCCACCACCACCAGCGCGCTGATCCAGGGCGAGATCGCCCGGTTTCGTGATCAGCTGGTGCAGATCGTCAGCGAGGGTGCCACCCGCGGCTGGGGGCCCGCCCGGCTGGAGCGGCAGATTCGCCAGGCGCTCCGCGGCGCAAAGGATCCGAACGGGATCACCCGCCGGCTGGGCCTGGAGCAGCGTGCCGCGCTGATCGCCCGCTCTGAGCTGGCGAACGCCTATGTGCAGGGTGCACTGGCCAGGGCCCGCGAACGGGGTGATGCCTACGTGCGGGTGCTGGCGTCAAATGATGAGCGGGTGTGCCCGACATGTGCGGCGAGGAACGGGCGGGTCTATCCGGTCGATCGGGTGGTGGTGCCCTTTCATCCGCGCTGCAGGTGCATTGTGGTGCCCGTTCCCAACGAAGCCGTCGAAGAACGCGACCCGGCAACCCGCGAGGCGCTGCTCGACTCAGACCGCTGGCGGGAGGAACACGAGCGTGGCGTCGAGTCCTACGCCGAGGGCCAGCACCGCGAGCGGCTCGATGGGCTGCAGCGCCAGCGGGCGCGATTGAAGGACCCGGAGCGAATCGAAGCGATGGATCAGCGGATCGCCCAGCTGGAGGAACGGGGGCCGGACATGGTGAAGGCCCGGCTCGAGTTGAACCGGGCACTGCGGACACCGACGGCATCGGAGAAGCGGCTGTTCCCAGGGCGGGCTCAGTCGCTGCCGGAATCGGTGGCGTTGTTTGAGTGACTCAAGCCGCAGCCAGCTCCAGCGAGGCCGGCGCACTGTCGTAGGTGGTGACCTCGCCAGCCACGAAGGCAGGGCAGGCGGCAGCAGCGGCCACGGTGCCGGGCTTCGAGAGCACCAGTGCCTGGTTCTGCAGGCGGACCTCCACCTGCTCACCCGGCGCTGCGCCGATCAGCTCGGAGTAGCCGCCGCCCAGGGCGATCTGCCCCTTGGTGCCGACGGTGACGACGAAGGACAACGGCCGGCCCTTGCCGGCACCTTTCGCAGGCGCCAGGCCCAGGCCGTGGGCATCGAGCAGGGCGGACTTGAACGCAGCGAGGCGGGCCTTACCTGCCTCGCTGCGGTACCCGCATTCGATGGCGATGCTGGCCTCGGATGCGGGCTTGAGTTCGGCGACGCGAGCGATCAGTGCGTCACCGGTGAGTGGTGCGGACATTTCTGGTCCTGGTGGGAACCGCCATAATACTGGAGCAGATCCGAATTTGCATGGACTTACCCGACGACCTAGCGGCATTTCTGCTGGCCCATGCGTGCGTCAGCGCCCGCGATGAGGACGCCACCAGGCAGGCGCTGCGCGAGGCCGCGGTGAGCCTGCCGGATGCGCAGGCCCACAAGGTCGCGACCGTGCTCCACTCCACCATCTCCGGTGGTGGACGGCTCTGGCTGTCGCGGTTGGCCTGACCGCCATGAGAACCACCATCCCCGCCGCCCTGGCTGCCCTGCTGGTCACCGGCTGCAGCGGCAGCCTCTGGGGCCTACCGGTGCCACCCGCACCGCGCCGCATCCCTGACCATTTTGTTGACGCCACCAAAATGGTTACCGCTGCCTCCACCCAACCCCCTGCCGACGTGCCAACCCCTGTAGGTCTGCCGGTGGTGATTGCCGCCTGGTGGTGGTCGAGGCGGCTGCGCGGGCATGTGACGAATCGTGAACTGGGCGGGCCTGGCCGGCGTCAACCGTAAGGGGTGCGTTACAGTTGCGAGCACAGGGGAGACCCCGCCACCACACCTCACCGCAATGGCCACCGCAACCGCTACCCGCCGTCCTGAGATCGTTCAGGCCCTGAATTACTGCCTGACTCAAACCGGCTGCACCAAAGA